TAGCCTCACACGCTTTTAGTTCGCCAATCAGACTAGGCTTGCTGTCCCAGCCAATGCGAGGGAATCGGGATATGGATGCACCATCAAACGCATCGCCGTTGTTGATAACAGCACGGGGTTTGAATTCTTGAATGGCCCACAAAAGACCTTTGAAGGCCGTAGACCGGATGCCTGGCCAAAAGTGTGCATCACTAAAAACGATTACTTGTCCGTTGAGTAATCCAAGGTTTGTGCGGACATTGTGGGGTACGGTAGTGTAATTCTTTTGGTACTTTAAGCCCCGAACATCATCTGCTTGGAGAACAATGTTTCGCTTCTTTTCTAAAGTTCTTCGCCTAGTGTTTGTTCTTCGTTCAGTAATACCAAGGGCTTCTGCAAGTTTTTTAGAAGAACGGTGTTCATTCCATAATTCTATAAAAACATCATCAGAACAAGTTTCCTGTGGCATACAAACCTTTCGGAGTTGATCTAGGTTTATAACCGATTTTTATTGCACAAATAAGTTTTTATGAATAAAGCCTAGTGCCCTGCTTATCAATGATTAAAACTTGATTGCGAGGCTTGCCCTTTGGGTCATTGGTTACGCTGATATGAGTCCAACTATCAAACTCACGAATCAGTTGGTCAAACGGCAAGTTGGCAACAATGATTGCTTTTACAACTTGGTCTGGTGTCATGCCTGGCACTCGAATGTCCGCAGCACAACCAACTCGATGTTGGCTTGTATCTTTGCTTCCCACGGCATCATTGACCTGTTTAGAACGGAAGGCAGAGTTAACCATCACCGGCTTACCACCAATGGCGACCTTGACCTGCTCTAACATCCCTGCCACTCGAATTAAGTTTGCTTTTTCCTGAGCGTTTGGCGTATTGTCAAACTGCCGGTGGTCAGTAACCGTGAGTTCTTCGAGAGTAAAGTGTTCGGTTAAATTCACTTTGAGGCCACACCCTGCATTTTTTCAGCAGTACGCATACCACCCAAGCCAAGCATACCCAACAGTAACGGCATCATTGTGCCGGTGTCCATCTGTGGAAACTTGACTGGATGTCCAGCCAACATAGAGCCCCATTCAGCCAATGGGCCAACAACAAACTGCACGGCAAATCCTGCGCTGCATACCCAGCCGATACTAGGACGCCAGCCGGATACAAAAACGCTAGAACTGCCTGCTTCTATTTTGTTGATGTCCATCTGTCCTGCAAGCTGGGCTAACTCACCAGACTGTTGCAGTTTCATCAATTCAAGTTTAGCTGCTGCTTGTTGGGCAGGATCGGGGAAAACTCTATCTAATACTTTGCCGCCAATGTCTAACAATGCGGATACAGGGTCAAGTGCCATTTGGAGTTTCCTCTTTGTTTGCGCCTACTTTTAAGCCAGATAGCCAGCCAATTAAACCGCCAATGATGGTCTGAAAAGCAGGGCCAATAATCTCAAATATTTTGGTGTTGTCTACTTCCTTAACAAACAGGCCGTGAATTAGCGCCCAGATCAAAGATATAACCACCGCGCACAAAGTAGCTGTGACCATGTATGTGACTACATTTACTAACTTGTCTTTGCTGTTCATCTTGCTTTCTCCATAATCTTTCCCCGCAAAGCAGGGCTATCTGAAGTACCAGCCCACTCAGGCAAATTGTTCCATATCAGCGTGTAGTCATTCACACTGCACTTTGACTTGTCCAACCATGCCAGCATAGCCTTATGGCGCTCTATGGGGTCATGCGTTGACCAGGCTATAACGTACAACTCCTGCACCGCGCAAGTTGACTTAGGCGGCGGCTTTAATGGTGGTAATGGCGCGTTCAAAATCAACCTGTCTTGAGCCGCCGATATTGTTACCAGCATCAACAAAAGTACGGCCCAGCGCATACATTAGCTTTTTCCTACTGAATGGCTTAGATAGCCCAATACACTTCCAATAAAAGAAACCATAACCATGCCAGCGTAAAACGACCCTTTGCCCTGATTTGCTATTTCAACAAGTTTGTCAATGTTGGTTTCCAGCTTGTCAATCTTGGCAGACATTTCATCAAATCGGCGTTCATAATCCTGCACTTTTTGCCACAGAACACCATATTTAACAGGGTCAATTTCAGGCAAGTTCATGATTTTTGTATGAATGCTAGTGCATAGTAGGTAGGAAGGTTTGTCCCTACGTTGCTGGTTACTGAAGATGTGAAACCACCAGTATTACCTACTGAGTAAGTATTACCAGCCCCGACCACAAATGAATCTTTTAAATTAGGCGTGCCATTAGAACCATCGCAAAGGTAGTAGCCCGATGGAACAGAACTGATAGAACCCGACCACATGATGATGCCGCCCGATGGCACAGCCGTAACAGCCGAGGCCGTGCCCAAGATGCCATAAAGGTTGTCATATGTCTGTATGACGTTATTGCTTGAATCAGCCAGGACAAACTTGTAGTTAGTTCCCGATGTAAGCCATATCTCATTTGGCGGGCGACCATCCGTTCCTAGCTGGATAGGATTGGTGTTAGAGATTGTGCCCGCTGACGTTGTGTAAGTTGTCGTAGGCGTTGTCGTGCCCGCAGCATAGGTGTAGATGTATCCCCCGTTTAGAGGGATGCCGGTGGTGGTAAAAAATTGAAATCCGTTACCGATGGGGGAAAGATTAACGCTCATTTGCCTATGTCCTTTAATGATGTAACGCCAGCCGCAGGCTCAAGTGCTTTCTTTGTTTCTTTTGCAGCCTTAAATTTTTGTACTTGTCCGCGAATCATGCTGCCAACAGGAACTCCAAATTTACCACCGCCAACAGCGTTTGCAACAGCCTCTAAACCACCAGCGGCACGTTCAGCTAGTGCGCCAACCAATGTATTGGAATTGTTTACAAAACTTCCTTTAGGTTGCGCCTGAGTGTATTGAGCAACATTGCCCAATGTTTTTAACGTAGAAGACGCATCAGGGTTAAACACAAGGTTTAACTTTTGCGATTTGTCCAATTGATTGAGGGCTTTGTTAAACGCTGCTTGCGAAAAATTACCAGAACTATCCACCGCTTTTTCACGCAACCAATTTAACGTGCCTGCGCTCATGTGTTGGTGCGCTACTGAATCACGGCCTAACTGGTCAATCATTGTTTGCACGTTGTCGCGCGTTCCATTAACAACAAATTTATCAATAAATTTATCAGGTGGAACGCTACCTTCTATCGCTGCTTTATAAGCAGGGTCTTTTTCAAGCATTTGAAATCTTGCTTTAGCAGTAGATCGCGCATCATCCGCAAAAGGCTTAAGTTCTTTTGCTGCATCTTGCAATGGCAAATTTTCAAGTTCTTGAACCATATAACTAGCAGCGCGACGAGTTGGGCCTTCCGTGCTAGTTCTAGAAATGTCACCAAGGTTACGACGCAGGCTTAAATAATCTTCAAACGTCATTGATTTTTTAGCCGCCATTTCACTAATTTCAGCCATTTGATTTGCAGGCGCATCCCGTGATAACAATTCTTTTTTTAATGATGTTTTAATGTTATTTAACAAAGTTGGCGCATCAATTGGAAAATCACCGCCATTTGCATCACGCAATGCTTGATATTTTTTATCAATAACCTCATTACGCGCGTCATCTAGTTTTTTGTAGGTGTCAATTAATGAATCGCTGTTTTCTATTGTTTTTGTTCCATAAGCATCAGGCGCTGCGGTTTCACGAATAGCATCAAGGTTTTTAATTAATTGACCATTTTGTTCATTAAAACGTGCTGCTAGTTCTGGGTCTGCACCCCTGCGGTTTTGCTCCATTGACAATTGGCTAACATCACCCGTGGCTTGCCCGTTAGTAAGGCGCACCGGCTCGGGCAATGAATCCGCTTCAATGTGGCGTTGCAACACTGGCACATTAACTTTGTTTGGCGGAATGTTGCTAACCACTTTTTGTAGTTCGGGGCTGGCGCTTGCCAATGCTGCTCTAATTGTGGTTTCAGTTGGTACTGCCGCAGCGCCTACGCTACCAGACGTTCCTGGCGTTCCAACTTCAACGGTGTACTCTGGCAAAGCCGCCTTAATTTTGCCAATAACCGCTTTAGCAGGTTTAATTCCCGCAGGCAAAGCCATCATTGCAGCGTTTACACCTTGTTCAATGTCTGTTGGATTAATTCCAGTACGTTGACCTACTGCTTGTGCGCCCTGAGATACAACACCACCAATTGCTTGTATGGCTTGATTTGGCAATGAGCCTTGATAACCTGGCGTTTCAACCGTACCCGTAAGGCGACCAAATGGATTAGCCAATGCTTGCGATAAAGGCTTGGCTTCAGCCGTTGCTTCTTCTGGGCTTAATCCAAACATTCGCGCTATGCCATATTGAGCAGTATTAGCAAACTGAGAAGGCAGATTGCCAACCACATCAAGCACGGCGGCAGTTTCGCCAGGCGCACGTTGTTTAAGTTGCAAGGCGCGTTGGAATGCTTGAGCAACCGGCCCCATTGGTGGCCTGTAAGCCTGCAATTCAGCCGCTGTTGGGCCGCCTTGACCGCCTCGACCACTTCCACCACTTACAGCCGCCGTTGTAGGCATATCAAGAAAGTCGGCAAATGTCCCGCTTTGAGGCGCAACAGACGCATCAGGCGTTAAATTCATGCGTCCTAATTCGCGGGTCAATGAAGCCACATCACCTTGGGCAGAAGTATCGCCACTAGCCAACCGAGATTTAGCTTTGGCAAACTCAGCTTGCAATATGCTTGCACGGTCAACGTCTTTTAACCGTTGATCGTTTGGCGCTACTTTGGTCGCGGGCTCAAGGAAGTCGGCAAAGGTAGGCATTATTGAATAATCCCAAGTTGTTTAGCCATTGCACGTTTTTGACGCAATGCAGTAAGTTCCGCAGGACTCATTGCTTGCATCATCTTTTGCGCGTCTGCTTGTGACATTTCTTGGAAGAAACGCGGGTCAGCAGCGTTGTTCCATTGTAAAAGTTTGTTTTGATAGCTAGTTGGGTTGCCAATAGCATTTTGTAAGAAATTAGCCTTTGCTGCGTTAAATTGCTCTTGACCAATCAATTGGTTAGTTACACGCACCATACCTTCTTTTGTCATCTTGGTATTAGGACTAGCCAATTCAGCAAGGCCACGCGCAGCATCCGTATTGCCACCAGCAAGTTGTAGCAGCTTGGTGTTTTTTGCCAATTCGTCCGTAGAAGAACTTTCCAAAACATTGAAAGGAATTCCAATTGATTGAGCAAGGTTAGCAACAAATTGTTTCTTTTCTGCCAATGCGCCTGTGTAAGACTCAGGAATTAGCTTTTTGATGTTTTGATAGATAGCAATTTTTTGTGGCGCTTCACTAGCTTTTTGGGAAGTGTTTGCCCACTCGCCACCCAATGTTGTGCCCAAATTAGCTTGCAAGTTTGTAGTGGCAGGGCCAACACCAGCCTGCACCGGCCCAGCAGGTCTTTGCGATTGTGGGCCGAGATAAGTGGTTTCACCCGATGGCCCTGCAACCGTAGTAGAAGGAGGCAATTGAGTTTCAATGCCTGGCCCTACTTGTTGGCCTGGGGCTTGTACTGCAAGCGCACCGCCCGCAGTCATTGGCACAGTAGCCGCGCCAGTAGAGATTGCTTGCGTTGCAGGATATAGTTTTTCAATTTGCCCTGCCGCATCCAAAGATTGCAAGCCATTGCGACCAACCCACAAACGCAGTTCTGAAGGCGTGCCAGTTTTAGGAATTTGAGCCATTGATTGTTTGATGGCATCTTCACTAGCGCCGCTGTCTTTTAGCGTTTTAGTCATAGATTCCACAATGGCCTGCGGAGTAATGTCTTCTTTTGCCGCAAGGCCAAGCAATTGTCGCGCTGCATTTGAATGAAATGCATTTATTTTTTGCAATCTTTTTATGTCAGATTCGCTTAATGCGGTTTCTGCTTGTGCTTTTGCAGCAGTTATCCTTGGGTCGGCTGTCTCTGTTGCGACCCTAGCTTCAGCTTGTGCTTTTTGTAAATTTAACGGGTTGAGTTGTTGTGCTTGCTGCAATTCCAATTGCTTTGCTTGCAAAGTTAACGGGTTAAGTTGCTGCGCTTGCTGGTAGTTCTGCACACCCGATGCCAAGTTCATCATATCTGCCAGGCTTGTCTGCTGGACAGGATTGGTGTAGCCGGTAAAAAAGTCTGCCATGTTTAATCCTTATCCCATCACAGGGGTAGTTTGATTGGTCGGCTGCGCTTTACCTTGGTTTAGCAATGATGCAAGGAAAGTTGAGTTCGCCAAGGAATTAGCACCACCACCAGCCGCTTGAGCCTGTCCAAGCATAGCAGCCGCCGTAGCGTTTGCAAGGCCCGTATTCAAGCCTGTAATGCCTGTTCCATAAGCCTGACCAGCTTGGCCTGCCTGTTGGTTAGCGGTTTGACCAATTCCCGCCATGTCTGACAAATTCTTGTAGATGTTGTTACGCTGCGTCTGATAATTTTGGAATGCGTTTTGGTACGCATTGCCAGCGTAGTTTTGCGTGTAGTTTTGCAAGCCTTGCAACGTATTGCCCGACAACGCTCCACCGCCCACGTTTGCCGCACGCTGGTTAGCCATTTGGCCCTGCTGAAGCATGAAGTCGTAGTTCGGCGCCAATCCACCGGCAAGATCGTTTTTATCAAATTGGTGAGTTAAGTAACCCGAGCCTGTGCCCATTGTGGTGGGCTGCCCTGTAACTGTATCGTATTGTTGATACTGACCGCTACCAAGTTGACCAAGCTGATTAATGGCATTTACGCCCGTGCCTTGGTAGGGCTGCTGGAAACCTAACTGCTGGTTGTAAACACCCTTCAGAACGTCTTGCGAGGCTTTTGTAGCGTCTTGCTGTGCTTTAAGACCCTGACCTATTGCGCTAGATGTATTTGCCGATGTAAGCGCATTTACGCCGCCCGATAGCAATGCTGCAAGCTGTGTCAAATTAAGGCCGGTTGCATCTTGCAATTGTTTGAGCAAATTTGGGTTGCTTGCCAAAGCGGAAGGGTCAATTGTTCCGCTTGGCATTCCAGGAACAGTAACGCCATTAGCTCCAACAGTACCACCACCAGCCGCAGGAACTGTAAGTCCTGTGCCACTACCCATTCCAGGAATTTGAATATTTGGAACAGCTAAAGGCGCTCCAGGAGGAGCACCAATATTTGGAAGAGCAGTTAATCCTGTCCCGTTACCCATTGACGGTATACCAGTGTTTCCTGACGCCAATGCACTGCCAGCAGCCAAAGCTGTACTTGCTGCCGCAGTTAATCCTGAACCGCCGCCCATTCCAGCCGCTCCTGTGCCAAGAGTTCCTAAAGTTGTTCCAGTGCCAAGAGTTGCGCCTGTTCCTAAAGTTGCGCCTGTTCCTAAAGTTCCGCCAGTCAATCCTGCACCGCCGCCCATTCCAGCCGCACCAGCACCACCTGTTGTTAAACCAGCTTCAGTTCCTAATGCTCCAACTTGCCCAGCAGTAAGAGCAGCAGTATTTCCTAAAGCCGGCGCACCACCAAAGCCTGCACTACTAGCCAAACTATTAAGCGCAGGGCCAAGAAATGTTGCGCCAGCAAAAGCACCAATAAGAGGCAATAAATCTTGCGCTACGCTGCGTCTTTGTTGTACTTCTTGAAAATTACCACTTGTGTCGAAATGAACATTTTGTCCATTTTCATTCTCAAAAGAATAACCTATTGGTGGGCCATAATCCTCTGCCATTCCTTCGCGTGATGCTTGTGTTTGTGCGTAATACGGTTGTAAAGTTTTACCATATTGTTTTTCAAGCGCCAAGATACTATCTGGCTTTGGCGCATCAATTACACCTTGTGAAGCAGCATTTGCCGCTTTTTCTGTTCCGTCTTTGCGTTCTGCCATGATTAATCCTTATACGTTGTAGTATGGGATTTTATAAGCGTTACCGTTTACGGTGACATTTATAAACCCCACGGGGTTAGCGGGCAACGTAGCAGCCCCAGCGGTAGCCGTTGTAGCACTAGAAAAATTTAACAAATTAAGGAAAAACTGCTGCCATGCGCGTGATGGGCGGTTTGTGTTCCCATCCAAAAACGGCGCTTGTGGATACGGATTAATTTGCTGAGTGTTAGACAATGCCATTAGCTATCCCCATTTGTGGCTTTAAGATTTGCAGAAACAATAACAGCGTTTACAGGGTCGCTGATAGACACTTCAAACACTCGATCACGCGCCATCCCCAAACGCCGCCAGATAGCGCGGTTTTTGTATCTTCCTAATTGACCGATGCTTGTCCAATATTCCCGCGACCATGTAGAGCCGCCATCATTAGACCAGCGCAACATTGCTTGCGGGTTTGTTGTGGTGTCTGTAAAGTAGGTTGCCACCGCATTGCCAATGATGTAAGTCATGAAAGGGTCAATGGTAAACGTGGCAGTCGGCGCAATAATGTAGGGCGAACCCAAGTAATTATTGGTTGACAGCGGTATAACAGATAAACCAGTTGTGCCTACGCCTGGTTGGAATTGAAGCTGCAATTCATCAAAGTATTGACGCTGGAAGTCAGTCACCAAGTGAGGCGCACGGCGTAACCTGCGGACGTTTGTGCCGTTATCGGTGTAATTTAGTTTGTCTAGCGAGTAGATTTTGCCGTTTTCATAATCGCCCACCAAAACCAAGCCTTGGAAAACTGCCGAGCAATTACTGCGGTGACGTTGATAAGACCCATCCGAGGCCATAGACAACCACTTGTGCCACATCCCCGTGGTGGAGTCATACGCCCATGTCAAATTCAACGTAGGGAAAGTTGTAACGTAAACTTCATGGCCTTCTAGCTGGTAAGTAAACGAAATTGCGTCATCAATGTATTTATTCGTTAAAGTGTTCTCAACTGCATGGTTAGAAATCCTTTGTGGGATGTAACCATTCATTTGCATGATTTGTGCTTGACCTCGATTGTTGCGAGATACATACGCAAACGAATTACCTAGACGGGCTACAGAAAACTGAGCCGCAATGCCGTGCTGGGTGGAAGTGCCTGGAATACGCTGGAAAGGAAATGGTACTGCGCCCACATCGCTCCACACCTCAGAGGATGCCTCGCCCATCAAATAGACTTCGCGGTGGTCAACAATCAAAGCCACCAATTTATCCGGAGCGCCATCTTTAAATGCGTAGCTAGTAGATGGCGAAATGGTGCTCAGTAGGTTAGACGAACCCCATTGCTGCGTGCCAGGGTTGTTGTAGACAAAGTAATTGTCAATGATGTCCACCGATGTGCCGCCACTAAAAGCGCCATCAGAACTAGGCAAAACGCTAAAGTTAAGCCCGTACATTGTCTGACCTACTGCAATAGTCAAAGACGAACTGATTGTGTAAGTACCCGTACTGCCCGAGCCAGTTCCAAAGGCAGTGACGATTGTTCCTGCGGTAACGCCTGCGCCTTGTACTGTTTGACCAAGGTAAATAGTCCCAGAGGCCACTGCCGATACGGTCATGGTTGTGCCCGAAACAGTAGCCGTATATCTTGCGCCCACCGCAGCGGAGGCCATTGGCTCTGCCGCTACGGTCTGACTTAGGTTAATGGTGTAAGTGCCAACACCACCTGACCCCGAACCCAAGGCAGTAATCACAGTCTCTGCCGTGATGCCAATACCTGTAAGGCTTTGGTTAGCCGTAATTGTGCCGCTGCTGACGTTTGTTACCGTTAGGGTAGTGCCGCTGATAGAACCCGTAAAAACGGCGTTTGCTGGGCTAGAAATGCGCCATGTGTACCGATACGCCCCATCCACAATGTAAGCGTTTATTCCGTTGTCAGATATGCCAACCCGTCCCGATGACGAATTAAGCAAGCCAACAACGGTTGCACTAAGGTTAGACGTAAAGACGTAAACGTAAGGCCCGCAGACCACAAGCATTTGGCTACCACCCGAAAGGGTACGCATACCGCGTACTTCGGCATTGTTTAGGACAGCTTCAAGGGTTAGCCCTGGCGTTGGGTAAAGCGCCACCACACCGCGAACACCAGGTTGCTTGAGTGGGTCAATTTCGGGAAAGAAATTAATACACTCTTGCGCGTCTTGATAGATAGACGGTGCTTCGTAACTTGGGCCAACAAAACCAAATTCGGGCATATCTGTCCCTTAGCGCAAAAAGCCGCCTGTGAGAATCCAGCCAGCATCTTTAGACCGCCCTGTAAGCAGCGCATCCGCATAACGCGCCACCATTTGAGGCCGCATATTTGTGCGCTTAATTGTGGCTTTTGCTTCGCCTGCAAACTTCTGAATCATGCTAATTTGCACAGGGGAGGCTTTGCCATACATAGGCATTAGGCGTTCAGCTAAACACCAGCGCAAGGCGTTTACATAGCCTTGTGGGATACGCATGATGTCATACATGGTTGTAAAACGGGCAAAGATAGTGTCCGTAAACAAGTGCATTTCGCCTTGCGCTGGGTTAGGCCAAACACTCAAATTACCCAAAGTGTCGCCAGGGTTGTAGTACAGGGCTTTAGGCCACGGGCCGTTTAACGACTTTAGGCCAATCATGGAGTAATCGTCTAGGGTCAATACCGCAACCGGATAGTCAAGGCCACCGCCGTAAATTGGCTGTCCATTGGACGTGGTGTTAATCCGCACATAAGCAGAATTTACCCGCAAAGGCTTTTGGTAGTAAGCTGAGATTGTCGTGCTGGCTACTGTTTGAGATATGTTTACCTGATACGTTCCAGCTTCCAATACATTGCCACCAGCCCCGCCGATAAACGACACAATGGTCGTTCCTGCCGTTATTCCACTACCGCTAAGAGTTTGGTTAAGAGTGATAGCTCCCGACGAAATGGCGGTGACTGTCAGGACGTTGCCCGAAATTGAGCCGGTAAAGGTTGCACCGACTGAACCGCCTGGCCCGATTGTGTATTGAGTTTGCCCACCAACCACGGGGAAAATAATTTCCGTGAAGTTGTAGACCATCATGTCTTCGTTAGACCATTGATCTAACATATCGTTGAGCATATCAAACGCATCTTGCGCCGCTTCGGGCGTAGGCGTTTCACCGGCTTCTAATGCGCCGATGTCTTTCAATGATCTAGAAACTATGTCGATTGGCTGTGCCATTGTTGCTCCAAGGTAAACACAGGCGGTTTCCAGGGAGGCACAACAGATTTCGTCTTGCTAAGAAGCGCCAATTGTTCCTCTAACCGTGATTCTATTACATTTTTCCCGTATTGGGTTGCACCTTCTTTTATCCAAGAAATTACCTGATTTTCAGTAACCTTGGCGTAAGGCGTCTTTACGCTGAACTTGTCAAAATCCCAATTTCCTTCAGTTTCAACTACGTTTTTGTCATCAGTAGCTAAAACGTGGTATTTGGCGTGGGTTATTGCCTCGCCATCCACGGAAATATCAAGAATCTTCCAAGTTGTAATCATTCTTGCTTTTTGGGCTGCTCTTTAGCTTCTTTTTGCAAAGCCTCTACCAATTGGAACACTTCTTGGTACGGCTTTGTACCAAGGTAAGCAAGCACGGCGTTAATCAAATTTACGGATAGGGTTAGCTTGTCGGTCATTTTGTTTCTAGTGTCGTTAGGCGTTTGCGTAATGATTGGATTTCTTTAACTAGCATTGGTACAAGTTTAGAGTAATCTACTGCCATCATTTCTTTTGGGTCAATAGGCTGATATACAGCTTCTGAAGCTACATTAATAATTTCTTGAGCAACAAAACCTGCACGTTGATGTGTTTGGTCTGTAATCCAATCAAAACTGCGAACTTGCATGGCATCAATAACGCTACCAAACTCAGGCGCATCAACAATGTTTTCTTTTAATCGCTGGTCAGAAGCTACATTGTATGTTGTTGTAGAACCTGATACAACAATTGAACCAACTGCCGTTCCAGCATAAGCAAAACGGGCAACTTGTGTGTTAGAGGCATTTCCATTAATACCAAGACCATATCCTGTATTAGCAGTAGTTGCATCTAAAGCTAGAGCTACATTTACTCCACCAATAGATGAACTTGTACTTCCAACCAGTAATCTACCGCTGGAGTCGATACGCATGGCTTCTACGCCTGCTGTAGAAAAGCCTAGCGCATTGGTAGCAGGCAAATACATCCCATTACCCGTGACGCTTGTTCCAGTGGGAATCAATTTTGCTGCCGTTGCCGTGCCGGTAGTGGCAAAGTTTGTTCCATCAAAGGTCAGGCCAGCCGATTGGCTAAACGACCCGTAATGGATTTGATTAGCTGTAAAAGACGTAGCACCCGTGCCGCCGTTAGCAATTGCCAGGTTAGCAAAGGAAAGCGTACCGCTGCCGTTAGTCTGCAATGGTTGTCCGCTAGTGCCATCCGCGCTAGGAAGCGTAAAGTTAATGTTTGATGCCGTATTAGGGCCAAGCAAGTTAACCGAACCGCCTAATGCCGCTTGAAAAGTTAAAGTTCCCATGATGCTTCCTTATGGTGCAATTATAAGTTTAGATGCCAGCAATGCGCCGGTGGATGGCGTAAAACTAAGTTTGGTTGACGTGACGTAAATCGGCAAATTACCTGTGTTTGCCGTTACCCAGGTCGGATAGACCGATGTTGCCGTAGTTGTGTCATTAGTCACAGCCACGTTGTTCGCATTGGTTGCAGTCGTAACAACGCCTGTCGCGCTTGTGTTTTCGGCAAGGATGGATAAATTGCGTGGTAGGCTCATGATTCAATCCATTGGCAGGTTTGTTCGTCTAAGACATAATCACCATCAGGCTTTGGCGGTATAAACGCATCCCTTTGTTGGTCGTAAATATAACCAATTGCTGCGTAATTTTTACGCATTGACCCATTATAAGAAGTTTGTTTCCAAAATGGATACCCATTGCTCCACATAACCAAAAATGCTACGCCTTTGGCTTCAGACTCCACGCCATCAACCAATAACTCATTGTTATGAACGCAATGCACTTCAAGCACTACGTTGTTTTCGTCAAGTTTTGCAAAATGTGCCATGATTAGAACGTAATAGACCCGTTGCCGGTAAATGTATAAATACGATTACCGCCAACATTGGTTATTGTGGGTGAGCCTGTTGTAGATGCTGCTGCGTCATAAGTGTTTGAATAACTAATTATGACCACACCAGAACCACCAGCACCTGATGTTGTGCCAGCAGATATTGCTGCTCCGCCGCCACCGCCGCCTGTGTTTGCTGTTCCTGCTGTTCCACTTGTGGAAGTTGAAGTGGCTACAACACCAGCACCACCACCTCCAGTTCCACCAGCAGGGGCCAGCGTTGTGCCTTCACCACCACCGCCACCACCACCAGCGTAATAAGTGCTAGTTCCAGAAATAGATGACGTTAAACCATCGCCACCTATGCCGCCAACAGTAGCAACCGAGGCATCACCGCCTACTGCGCCTGCGCCACCACCGCCACCACTAAGCCATCTAGCAGATGGGGTACTAAATCTATAACCTCTTCCGCCGGCGTTTCCTTGTCCAGATGTCCCGCTTGTTGATGTTGTAGGAGTGCCAACTACGTTACTTGCGCCAGAGCCTCCAGCAGAACCACCGCTGCCTCCCACTTGAGTAAACCTACCGCCATAACCGCCACCAGTAGCAGATACAGAAACACCTGTTCCGCTGATTGAACTAGCAACACCAGGATTTCCGT